GCTGCCACCGGCAGCCAATGACACTTTATTGATTACCGTTCCAGCGCCCGCATTTGAATTTCTGTACACGGCAGCTTTCGATGCTGGCGAGCCGGGCGTATTCGGAATTGCCGACATCGTTGTTGTAGTTGCCGCGGCCCCGGAGTGCTCCAATGTCACGCCTGCGCAGGCTACCGAGCAGTACACATACGCGCCCATGAGTACCAGATTTTTTGACGGCGAAGCGGGCTGTTGCAACGATAGAGCCGTCCCTGTTCCCGAGAGCGTTTCCTCGGCGAATGCGGAATAAACATTGCTCTGCGCATAAGAAGCAATGGCTGACAACCACAGCAGCAAAAGAACTTTCATAATTCGCTCCTTCCTTTCCCCCTGTCGGAAAAGGGGCGGCTATTAAAGCCGCCCCTCGCTCTGGTCTAACTTTGCGGCGCGACGCCCGGATGTCCGAGCAGCACGACGCCGTAACATTCGATCCCAACCGAGTGCGTGCCGGTGAAATCGAACTTCGTTCTGATGTACCGCTTGTTACCGATGTAGCCGACTTTGTAAACAGCCGAATCTTCCGCCGGATCATCAACCAGCGGCTCTGTCCCCACAAGGTCAGCGTCCGCAACGTCAGTGAAAACTGAGTTGTCGTCGGACTCCTGGACTACACCTGCCACATAAACACTCCCGCTCAGGGTGTCGCCGCTCGCGCCAAAGCCAAACAGCGCCGTGACCGAATCGAATCCGCGCGTATCCACGCCGGTCCCGTTCTGGTCTGACGTGTAGTCTGCGGCATCGAGGGAAACTCGAACAGCAACATTGTCGACTAATGAACGATTTGCCATGACTTTTCCGATTCCTTTCTTTTAGCTGAACTTCACGAATTTCAGCGCTTCATAGTCAATCACCGCGCCGCCGACCCGCGTAGTCGTGTAGAACTTCACGTATGGTTTGCTGGTGAACGGGTCACGCAGCACACGGATACCGATGCGGTCCACAATTTGATATGCACGGCTGAAATTGCCGAATGCGACTGAGAGCGATCCCGCCGCAAGCGCGGGAATGTCCTCGCTCTCGATGATGGCGTAATCCAGGAGTCGCGACGGTTCGCCTTCACTCAGCCCAGGACGCCACAAATATTGCCCATCGGAGTCTTTCATTTTGCGAATTTCTCCAAGGACCTCCTTGGGACACGCCCACATTGCGCCCTGCCGGTATGTGGCCTTCAACGCATAAATGACGTCCATCAATACGTCCGCAGGATTAGACGACGGAAATGCGCCCGCGTTGCCAGTGGCCACGTGTTCAATTGTGCCCCACGGCCTCGTGGAATCAGGCGTAGCCGCTGTCGGATATGTAGCGAAGCCTCGTGGCTTATCGACGCCGCTGCCATTCACGAATGCGTTGTTTTGCACGCGCGCGAATTTCTCGGCGATCTTACCAACAAGCCAGGACTCAATGTCAACGGATGAATCGTCGAGTAGTTTTTGCGTCGCCCTCGGTTCGGCGTACAATTCATGCACGGGAATTGACCATTTGCCAATTTCCGGGCTGCTTGTTTCCGTTCGCGTGCCTTGCTCGGCAACCCAACCAGAGCCAACCTCACCGCGATCCTCAAGCCCTTCGAGACTTGCCGTGCTGATCGTTTGCGTTGAGCAGTATTGCCGCCATGGCGTAGTGTCAAACACTTTTTTGACAATCTGCCCGCTCATGTCCGGCGTCACTGTATAGCCGCCGTCAGGATCGGACGCTACACTCATGGCCTTCATTTCCAGATCGCGCAATCCAGTGTCAATACCCTTACGAACAAAGGCGTCAAAACTTTTTTTGTAGGCGATCAATTCCGGTGTATTCGTGTGGCCGCTGTCGGCTGGCGGCTGAGAGGTTTTCAGCGTCAGCGCGTCAATTTCTTTCTGAACATCGGAAATGCGGTCGTTGAGTTTATCCAAGGCTGATTTCGTCTCTGGCGCAACAACGCCAGTTTTTTTCAACTCTTGAATTTCCTTTTCTACATACTCGCGATGCTCTTTCACGCTCTTCAGCATTTCGTCGTGAAGTTGTTTAATTTCTTCCATGTGAGCCTTTCTCCTAACTAATTTGTGATCTCATTTGCCAAATTAGCAGCGCAGCGCGCGCCAATCAGAAATCATCGAGTGGAGTTGCTCCGGCTCGATTGTATCCATGGCGGCTTCTTTTTCGAGAAGTGCCGTAAGTCTTTTGTGCGCATCCTTCAAAACGGCTATTTGCTCGCCGGTTAGCGGTTGCGAATTCAATTCCGTAAAAAATTCCTTGACAGAGTCGATGGACTTCACGCCTGTGATCTCTGCGGCCGGATTAGCAGGGACGGCGACGAGTGAAATTTCATACAGCTTCGCTTCTAAAATTCGCCGCGCCTTCTTAACCGAGTCCCAGGCGTCTTTAACAATACTCAATCGGACACTCAGCCCCTTCACTGCGCCGGATTTCACTAAAGCATAGGCTTCTCTTGCCCGGACGACATCATTGACCAGCAGTTCCCCTTCAACTTTCAGCCCGTCTGCCAAGTCTTGCACGATTCCTTTGCCGATTGGCTCCGTGTGTTGAAACAAAATCGGGATTTCCGGGTTTTCCTGAACAGTTTTCGTAAATGCTCCTGGCTCGATGATGTCGCCGTGGCGGTCCTTGTTGCCGTAGACAGCAGCCATACCAACAAATGCACCGTTCTCAGCGACGCTGCCAAGTTTCATTGCGAGAGACTTAGTTTTCATTCGCTTGCCCCTTTCCCACTGGTACCATTTGCGCTTGCACTGTGTACAATTCTCCGCCGTCGAATGGCGGCAGGTCTTCGAGTGCCCGAACCTCGTTTCGATTCATGAGTCCCTTATCTACCGCCGTTGAATAGCCGTCCATGCGCGTCTTAAAGTCTGACCTGAGAAAACTATTCACATTGTGCCGAATCGCCGTGTTGTCGTCAACCAGGAGTGATCGATCATACGCCTTCTCGTGAAATACCAGGTGCGGCTGAAGAGTAAAAGTCAGGAACCCCTGTTTTTGTTCTCCGATGCCAGTTCCCCAACTAGTTGTTTTGTCAACCATGCCGAGCATATGCGGCGGAACGCCAAACAACGTTGCGATCCTCTCGTCAGTCATTTTCGTCAGTTCTAAAAATTGCGCGTCCTTCGGGTTAATACCGATGTTACTGACGGTGCCTCCAGCCTTAAGAACTACTGGCCGATCATAGTACTCCGCATTGCCAAAGCGAGTCTCCCATTCTCTGACCAATTGCTGAATGCTTTCTTCGCTGATATTCGGATTTGGGAAAGTGACTGCGATTCTCTGCGCCGCGCCGCCGCGAATAAGTTTAGAGCCGTAGGTATCGAGTGCACGCCCGTAGCCGATGGCTTCTGCCGCCAGCGAAATGATACTCAGGCCGGTCAATCCATCAAGAGAAATTCCGCGCACATGAAGAATTTCGTTGCTTCGATATGGTTTTGGAATTCCGCCAGGTGGCGTATAGATGTAGATCAAATCGCCAGAGGTCGTCCGTTGCACTTGCATGGCCTCAGGCATAAGCGGCCAAAGCCCGATTGGTTCTCCGCTGCCAGGACGCCTGACAATTACGGCGTATGCGTTGCCCCACAACAGGTAAGACACCCACAGAAAATGTCTGAAGTCCATGGACGACATTTGATCGTTCGGTCGCGAATTCAGCAGTTTCGATACTGGGTGATCCGGGAGTGGCATCCGGTAGTCCCCGCTCTTAGACACAACTTCGATTGGCAGAGCCGCGCCCGCGCCAGCGATGATTGATACGCATCGAATGACGGTAATGGTTTCGAGGGAATTTCTAGGTGTGACGACGATGCCGCTTTTCGTTTCCGGTGGGAACCACACCCGCTGAAATTGCCCGTTCGCGTAACCGAATGTCGCGCCGATCCAATCGTAAGCTTTTTTCAAAATGTTCATACGAATGTCGCCAGGGTCGATGGGCTTTGCGGAATCCTCAACGTGTAGTTAAGGGCGTCAAGCAGTGCTATGACTCCATCAATGCGCACGTTCTCTGAAGAGCGGTTCGGCTTGATGGGCTTCACATCGCCATTGTCGTTTGTCTTGGCCGACAGACAATCTGCATTCCAAGTGAGAATCGGATTATTCCCATGGCGAATCCGCCCCTGTAAAATCAAACTCAGTAATTCTTTCATCGCTGGCGACAAGTGATACCCCTGCGGCTGTTCCATGTGCGGAATTCCTAGTTCGTCGCATCGCTGCTGAATCGAAGCCATGTCCTTTGGATCGGCGATCAACATCTCAAGGCGAAATTCCTTGTAGGCCCATTGTATTTTTTCAACGATCTCCGAATACTTGATCGTTTCTCCTTCAGTCAGTGTGAGGTACCCCATTTGAGCCCACGCTGAGTAGGGCTGTTTGTCCTGCCGCTCCCGCTCGGCAACCCGGCCCGATGGCATAAAAAATAACGGATATACGTCAAATGTATCATCCCGGTCGGGAAACAGCAAAGTCAAAGCTGTCAGGTCCGTAGTGTGCGACAGGTCGAGCCCGGCAATGCACCGGCGTCCCGAGAGTGCCCGCGTGGGCGCGCCGCAATTGTGCCAACTGTCCATGGGCAGATATCGATTTTGCGCGGAGGTCCAAATATTCAAATGGTATCGAAAATAAGCATTGCGCTCATGCGGCTTTTCAATAGCCTCTTCCATGATCGATGCGAGCCGCGCGTCCTTGAGAAAACCGCCATTGTCTTCATGTGACGGATTCGCGGCAACGCGGGCTTCTCGGCTTCTCCAGTAATGCGGGTCTTCTTTGATTTTTACCGGATCGGCGCTCGTGATGAAACCAAAGAACCGCTCCGATTTTATTTGCCCGGACAGCACACGGCGCGCGTACTCATGCTCCTGGTAGCAGATTGGCGAACTGTGCTGCGTCCCTGCTGTTGTAATTTCAACGACGAGCGGTTGTTCGCGAGCAATCGTTCCCTTGGTCAAAACGTCCCACAGCGTTTTCGCTTTGTCGGTATGCCAGCGGTGCAATTCATCGAAAATTGCCAGCGATGGGCCGACGCCGTCTTGAAGATCGCCATCGGCGGAAATCACTTTGTATTCGCCGCCTCCATCCCATCGCCGGATGATTTTGGATGATGGTATGACCTCA